TAGCAAGGTAGCAAGCTCCAGGCTTATCATGCTACCGTGCTTGCTACCGCGTAAGTTGTTGTTTTATATAGTGTTTTTAGTATCTAGTAGCAAGGTAGCAAGGTAAAGGGTATATTGGGGCAGGCTCCCATACGGTGGGACCTGACGGTATTACCCCTCTATATCACCACGTATAACGTTTATATATGGCAGTTGGGTTTGCTTGCTACCGGCCGCTAAAGATAGGCTAAGTTGTTGTTTTATAAGGGTTTTATTGGTAGCAAGGTGCCTTGCTACCGGGTTTTGCTTGCTACCTCAAAACCCACCTGTCTTTATTGTCTGTTCAGGCCGATGAGTTTGAGCCGAACTGATAGTAATTTTGGTCTAGTTGTAAGGGCTCAGAACTGTGCCAAATTCCCGGTGGCTAGCCGCCCCAACTTGGCGGCGAGTGCCCCGGTCCAAGTTCAGACCTCACGCACACGCGAGGAAGGATTCGTCTACAAAAATGATATTGATTAGAGATGAAGAATGATCTGCTCAGTGGTCGGCTCAGCTGATCAGTCCAGCCGCCTCGTCGTCAGCGGTCAGCTCGGTGTAAGTTTGGTGTAAGGATGTAAGTAAGTAAGTAAGTGCCCACTTACATTGTGGGCCAAAGAAAACCCTGCCAGCAGCAGGGTTTTCGGGGCTAGTGGTTAACCCTATGCAATGGCAAGATTAGGCTTTGCACCTTTGGCACGGTAGGCCAGAAACCCAGCGGCGTTACCTGCTGCGATGCCTGCCGGGTAGCAAGCGGCCACCTGTGCCACGGTAACGGGTTTTCCGTTATTAGCGGCAAGTGCAGCCTGTACCGCTTGCCATTGCAGGGCATTCACGTGCCCTGCTGCTGGGGCGTAGGGCGTGCCGGTTAGCTTGTAGGTGGTGCCACCTGCTGCTACCGGGCGGGTGCCCTTAAAGGCTGCCACGTGGTTTGCTGCCTTGTATACTGCGCCTGCGCTGGTAACGCTGTGCACTTTGGGGGCTGGGGTAGCCGCTGGGGTAGCGGTAACGGTAGCGGCCAGGATAGCCAATGGGGAAACTGCTGGGGTGGATTTTGCTTTGGTAGCCATGAGAAACTCCTAGTGGTTAGAACATCGGCCTGCGGTATTGCCTGCCGATGGATGTATTAGGCGCCTGCATCCTTACACGAACCTTACAGCGTGCTACAAAGTTGTAACGGTTTGTAACGGAGGAGTTAGTGCCTACTAACTTACTACCTTACACGAAGCTTACAGCGTGCTGCTGAGGTTAGTGCCTACTAACTTACTACCTTACACGAAGCTTACAAGACAAAGCCACCGACGAAGTAAGTACCCACTTACCACGATGTAAGGCTGGTGTAAGCTAGCAAGTTAGTAAGCACTTACTTAGAAGTAAGTGCTTACTAACTTTGAAGCCGGAGGAAAGAACCAAGGTACCGGGAACGGACAGCCGGAAACCCAACGAACTATCGGAGATCGCGTAGCACTAGGGCCGGGTCCAGTCGCAGCACTGAGTCCTGCGTCCCAAAAATTTTGGATCGAATTCCCGGAGCTATCAAAAGACATGTTCGTAAAATTTTCGCTCGACAAAATTTTTGGACGCTTGCGCGGATACGGGGGTAGAGTGCTATACTACGGGCTGGCCTAGCCAACGAGGATGCCGCCGGAGTGAGAGGTGTCCGAGGCGCTTCATGCTCCTATCTCCGGGCCTACACTTACAGGAGTTCCCCATGGATTCACCCAAAGGCTGTCCGCTACATGTCTGCGCCCCCAAGGAGTTTCGGCAGGTGCCGAATCTATCCGGGTCTCATGAACTGGATGCAGTTATCCAGAAGAACGACAACCCCGACATTGCACGGCGACTAGCCCTGTACGGTGGGCGTGGTGGTGGAGTGTACATGCAGAGGACCGGGTACAACGGATACAACCCCGACGAGACCGACCTGTAATGGTCGCACCTGCGCGTCTGCCAGACAAGGCACTTGATTGGGCCTATGCACAGGCTCAGTATGAGCTTGGCATCAAGAGCATCCACAACATCGCCTTGGACATCGGGGCTACGGATTCGAACGTCAGCAATCACGCCACGCGCCAAGGTTGGATCAGGGACCCCCTTGCACGGAAACGGATGCAGGAGGAGATGGAAGCCATAGCTGCTGAGAAGTACCGCGCAGAGCGGGACAAGGCTCGGGCTGAGGTTGTCAGCATTACGGCCACCATGCAGAGCACCGTGCTCGTAGAGCATCGGCAGGACATCAAGAAAGCTAGGAGCATCATAACGCAACTCCTCGAGGAGTTGAGCGCCGTGACCATGGGCGTCGAGGAGTTCGAGAACCTTGCTGAACTTATGGAGGCCCCTGACGAGCGTGGGCTTGACCGGCTGAACACGGTCTACAGACGGATTATCAGTATGCCGGACCGAGTGTCTAGCATGAACACGCTGGCGACCGCGCTGAAGACATTGATCTTGCTCGAGCGTCAGGCGTTCGGCATCAGCGGGTTGATTGAGGACCCCGAGGCAGTGCGCGCCCCGGCTGAGGTCACCAAGGGCTTGGACAAGATTATGGCGAAGTTCGACGCGGTACTGGCGCTTCAGGTCTCCGACCTGAAGCCTGAGACTTCGTCTCAGCCTACTGAGATCATCCTAGACTTGAAGTCGGAGACTTCAAGTGTTTCCTGATAGACTGAAGCAGCAGCTACTTGACGCAGAGTTCGGCAAGGTTGCCGAGCTCTGGAAAATTCTTGAGGAGCAGGCAGGGGACCCCGCGAAGGTCTGGCTGTGCAAGAACGACAGATACTACCTGCTCGTGCGTGCGCTCAAGCGGGTGGATGCTATCCACCCATGGCTGTATCAGCGGTGCCGAGAAGTAGAGCGGGAGCCAGACGGGTTCTTGGACGTGTGGGCGCGGGAGCACTACAAGTCTACCATCATCACGTTCGCTGGCATCATCCAGGAAATCCTGAAGAATCCGGACATCACAGTCGGAATCTTCAGCCATACCAAGCCGATCGCCAAGGCGTTCTTGCGCCAGATACAGAAAGAATTCGAAGGAAACGATGAGCTCAAGGCCCTATTCCCCAGTGTCCTCTACTCCAACCCCAGTAGAGAGTCCCCAAGTTGGTCGCTCGACAACGGCATCGTCGTACGTCGGGGATCTAACCCCAAAGAGGCTACTCTTGAAGCGCACGGACTTGTTGACGGTCAGCCAACTTCCAAGCACTTCGCGCTTCTCGTCTACGACGATGTAGTGACTTTAGAGTCGGTAGCAACTCCTGAGCAGATACAGAAGACCACGGCAGCGTGGGAGATGTCTGATAACCTCGGGACCGCTGGTGGCCGGAAGTGGACTGTAGGTACGAGATACTCATACGCCGATACCTACGAGACTATGATGGAGCGTCAGGTGGTCAAGGTACGGAAGTACCCCGCCACGGACAATGGGAAGATTGACGGAGCGCCTGTACTATTCACCCCAGACGTCTGGGAGGAGAAGGTCAAGACTCAGGGCGAGGCAACGATTGCGTGCCAGATGCTGCAAGACCCCTTGTCTGGTCAGCAGCGGATGTTCAATGTTGAGGACCTGCGGTACTACGAGGTTCGTCCCGAGACCATGAACATCTACGTGCTGGTTGACCCAGCACGGTCCAAGAAGAAGAACTCTGCGAAGACCGGCATCATCGTAATCGGCCTTGATTACAGCATGAACAAGTACATACTGGATGGATTCAACCACCAGATGGACCTGCGTGAGCGCTGGGAGCGTACCGCCATGCTTTTCCACAAGTGGAAGCAAGCGCCTGGAGTACGGAATGTGTACGTGGGCTACGAAGCCTTCGGCGCTCAGGCTGACCTTGACTACTTTGAAGAACAGATGCGGAAGTCAGACGAGGGCGGCACATTCCCAATCGTTGAACTGGCATGGCCCCGCGATGGTGAGGGTGGTAAGACCGACCGAGTACAGAGACTTAGCCCTGACATGAAGGCTGGGAAGATATTCATCCCTTATCCGACCGACGTCAGCAAGCTCACAACTCTGCAACGGAGATTCTCCAACTCAGGGCAAGACTATAGAATCTCTAAGCCGATACGTCGGAAGACCAAGACCGGGGAAATCTACGACGTCATCTCAGACTTCAAGATGCAGGTACACTTCTTCCCCCATGGCGGTCGGGTTGACTTGATTGACGCAGCGGCTCGTATATACGACATGGAGCCGAAGGCACCGAGTTACCGCGAGCCGGACTATCTAGAGCCCGAGTTTACATAAGAGATTATGGGCCTCGCGGCGTATATGTGGCATAATGCCACGCATGGGCCAAAACACTCAACCAAGCCACACGCTGGCAGATCTTAATACGATCAACACGAAAGTCACCACTCGCACAACGAGTTGGCTTGATCTAGCTCAACGAGCATGGGGCGGTGAATTCAAAGCCCCCGACCACGGCATTTACGATTTCAGTAACGGCCGGAAGTTCGACTCCACTGACCAATCCAACGAGGGGCTATATGGAGCTTGATGTCATCTACAAGACCAAGGTGGGCGAGAGCCATGAGGCCGGTCTACGTGCAGTGTACGAGGCCGGACAAGAGGCGGTATTTGTATCCCCTCCTCCGGACATCACGCCGGTCATCGCAGTGGTTGCGGTCGCAGCCCCAATCCCCGACGCCGGTCCTCAACTTCCACAGCGGGGTAGCTGGTAATGGATGACAGCGGCAACGACATCCAAACAGTCGACATCACGTCGGTAGATGAAGAGACTGTGCAGATGGAGGCTATGGCGAAAGTCGCAGCCCAAATCCTCTGTGACACATACCCCCGCCACCTTTGGGCCGTGGGCTGGCTGCCCGGTCTGGCCCTCTGTGTGAAGAATATGGCGATTCCTGGAAACTATGGGTACACCCTAGACTGCACCAAGATCGCAACAGCTAGTGAGTTCAAACGCCTTGTCGTTACTGCTGGCGGTGAGCTCCTGGAGCGCTGCGGCATGGCTCGTGGCACTTGGAATGGCGAGTTCGCGACGGTCCTGGAAGGATCGTCTCCCCAACACTTTCAAACTATTGGAGCTTAACCATGCAAATGAATCCGCGTAGACCGCAACAAGGTGGTATGGACCAAATCGCAAGTGCGCTCGGCCAACCGACCACCGCGACGCAAGGCGTCGTAGCCCCCGGCACTGCGATGCCCACTCCAAGTGGCTTCGCTGCTCGTCCAGGGTACGGAATGCCTGCTACTGAGGCACAGAAGGCAACTCAAGCACCCGGCTCGTGGGGCATCGGCGGTCCGCCGATGCGGGATATGCCACAGGCATTTGACCCGAGGCCAATTGCCGCACCCATGGGTCCAGAACCGATGCCCAATGCCCCGGCACCCATGGCCGCACCCATGGCCGCACCGATGGCTCGTCCGCAGGGCCGCAACGCTGGTGAGCTTGGACAACCGTGGGGTCTTCGGTTTGGTCGTCCGGGTGGACGATGAAAGAAAACACTTTTCGGCATTGGGTAGGAGTAGACTTTGATGGCACACTCGCTACCTATGATCACTATCGTGGTGATGATCACGTTGGTCAGCCGGTTGAGCCAATCGTTCGATTGGTTCGCAAATTCTTGCACGACGGTGTAGAGGTTCGCCTCTTCACTGCACGCAAGCCCCACCCCGTACTGCGGAAGTGGATGAAAGAGCATCTCGGGCAGATGCTACCGATTACAAATGTGAAAGACCCCGGTATGATCGCTATGTACGATGACAGGGCGATCAACGTCCAGCGGAATACGGGCAAACTAAGCGGGGCAGAAAATGTTCAAACCGGAAAGTAGAGACGTAGCTCCTACGGCTCAAGGTACAGATCAAGCGGACGCGTCCGCTTGGTTTGATGGTGTGGACTGGCTGACCCGTGCGAGTTCAGCATATCAGTCAAGCACGTCCTATATGGACACCAACTATCGCAAAGTGTGGGAGGATAGCATCCGTGCGTTCTACAGCCAGTTCCCAAGCGACAGCAAATACAACGCTCCATCGTATGAGAAGCGCAGTCGGCTATACCGCCCGAAGATCCGTACGATTATTCGTAAAAATGAGGCTGCGGCGGCAGCGGCTTTCTTCTCCAACATGGACACGGTTAGCGTCGGGGCACAGGACCAGTCCAGCAAGCCCCAACTGATGAACGCGGAGATCATGAAGGGTCTCCTGCAATACCGATTAACGAAGAGCATCCCTTGGTATCAAGTTGTCCAAGGTGGCATCCAAGACGCACAGACCATGGGTGTCGTATGCGCCCACATTCACTGGAAGTACGAAGAGGAAGAAGGACCGGACGACTCGGTGAGTAGCCCCGAGTCGGATGACGAGTTCCCGGCGCAAACAGGGCTTCCAGTTGGTACGTTCACTCTTGGAGATGGCGAACAGCCCGAGCCACAAGCCCCGGTGCAAGCCCAGCAAGTGCCGAAGCGCGTGCTGGTAGACAAGCCAGCGGTGGACCTCGTACCTGTTGAAAACCTCCGCATTGACGCGGCTGCAAGCTGGACTGACCCCATTCACTCGTCCCCATTCGTCATCCACTTGATTCCGACTTATGTCATGGACGTTAAGTCGAAGATGAAGTCTGGCGAGTGGCTAAAGCTCAGCGATGGAATGCTCAGCCGTGCGACCAGTGTCCAAGATAGCACTCGTCAGGCCAGACAGAAAGACCGCGAGGACCCCACAGGGTCGGATGGTAAGTCTGTACACGACTATGAAGTTGTTTGGGTGCATCGCCACATTCACCGGCATAAGGGCGAGGACGTCGAGTTCTACACCCTCGGCGACATGGCTATGCTCAGCCGCCCACGGCCACTCAAGGAGTCCGTACTGCACGGTAAACGCCCGTATGAAATGGGCTGCTGCATACTGGAGACCCATAGGGTTATGCCTAGCGGCGTGTACCCGCTGGGCAAGGGCCTTCAAGACGAGGCTAACGAGGTCGTCAACCAGCGGCTGGACAATGTTAAGTTCGCACTGAACAAAAAGTGGTTCGCCAAACGTGGCCGGGACGTGGATATTGGTGGCTTGGTGCGTAACGTACCGGGCGGCGTGGTCATGATGGATGACCCCGAGAAGGACGTACGAGAAGTC